TGGAATGAAAAAAGAGCACATAAACTTGCTCAAGAAGCGGCTGCACGTTTATTTGAATTTAAATGGATGCCTCCCGGTAGAGGATTATGGATGATGGGCACTCCTTTTATTTGGGAGAAAGGAGGAGCAGCTTTAAATAATTGTGCTTTTGTATCTACTGAAGATATTGACGCTGAACTTTCTAAATCTTTTGCATTTCTTATGGATATGAGTATGGTAGGAGTAGGAGTAGGTTTTGACACAAAAGGAGCAGGAAAAGTAGCTTCTTACATTCCGGGAGGCTCTCCAGAACTTCTTCGTGTAGATGATTCACGTGAAGGATGGGTGGAAGGTATTTCTTGTTTAATAGATTCATATTTAGAAGAAGGATCTACTCCCATTGAACTTGATGTTTCAAATATTCGTCCATATGGTGCTCCAATTTTAGGATTTGGCGGAGTAGCGTCTGGTCCCGATCCGTTAATGCAAGGTTTTAAAGGTATTAAAGATATTCTAGAAAAACGAGCACATTCAAATAATCCATTGTTAACTAGTGTAGATTTAACTGATATATTTAATATTATAGGTAAAATTGTTGTTGCTGGTAATGTCCGTCGTACAGCAGAAATTGCTTTTTCTGATCCTTCAGATACCGCTTTTATGGAAATGAAAAACCGGAAAACAGCTGGAGTAGAAACAGGTATAATAGGACCAGAAGAACTATATCTCGTAAGTCAAGAAGATTATGATTTATATAATAGTAATCACAATTCTCGCGCAGAAATTGCTAAAAAATATTCTGATATGCCTTGGGCATATAAATTTGGAGGTTGGCGTTGGGCATCTAACAATTCTTTATTTGCAGAAGTTGGAATGGATTATAGTAAAGCAGCAAAATCCATAGCTGATAGTGGTGAACCGGGATTTGCTTGGTTAGAAAATATGAGAAAATATAGTCGAATGAAAGATCCAATTGATTGGAAAGATCGTCGAGTTGCAGGAGGAAATCCTTGTTTAGAACAATCACTTGAATCCTATGAACTATGTTGCCTTGTAGAAACATTTCCCGCTAAACATAAAGATTATTGGGATTATCAAAGAACCCTTAAATTTGCATACCTCTATGCAAAAACTGTTACGTTAATGGCTACACATTGGTCGGAGACCAATGATGTAATACAACGAAATCGACGAATCGGTTGTTCTCAAAGCGGGATACAAGAAGCAATTACAAAATTTGGTCGTCGTAAATATTTAGATGAATATTGCGATAGGGCTTATACATATATACAATATGCTGATAGAAAATACAGTGAATGGATGGGTGTTCCTTTATCAAGAAAAACAACATCTATAAAACCAAGTGGTACAGTTAGTTTAGTTGCAGGAGCCCTTCCTGGTATACATTATGCAGAAAATGAGTCTTATTACAGAACAATAAGATTAGCAGCTATTTCTCCTCTGGTTGATATTTTGAAAAAAGCTAATTACCGTATTGAACCTGCAATTTCTGATCCTATTCGTACAGTTGTTGCTTATTTTCCTGTCTTACATCCCAAGGGAACAATTTCAAAACATGATGTATCCATTTGGGAACAGTTTACTAATGCTATTGATTTACAACATTATTGGGCAGATAATCAAGTATCAATTACTATTACATTTAATAAAAGTGAGGCTAATCAAATAGCAAGAGCATTAGCATGTTTCGATAGTCGTTTAAAAGGTGTATCCCTTTTACCTCTCTCTGATCATGGATATGATCAAGCCCCATATATTACAGCCACTAGAAAAGAAATAGAAGATTATGCTGCAACACTATTCTGTGATGCAGACGGATGTGAAATTTAGGAAAAAAAATGATAGATTTATATGATTATGAAATTTTTGTAGATGGAGTTACTTCTGAAACAAGTAGACGTAATGCTCCATATATAGAAACAATTACACAACTTGCTAAACAGGGACTAGGTGTTTCTCGATTAACAACTGCTTCCATTGGTCTTTCTGGGGAAGTAGGAGAATTTAATGACATTGTAAAAAAGATTCTCTTTCAAGGTAAACCCTTTAATAAAGAAAATAAAGAAAAACTTGAAAGTGAACTAGGAGACATAATGTGGTATTGGGCACAAGCATGTATGGCTCTCAATATTGATCCTCATCGCGTAATAGAAAAAAATATTGAAAAATTAGAACATAGATACCCCGGCGGTAAATTTACCATTAAATCCTCTGAAGAAAGATAATCATTGCTAAATGAAAAGGACGGTAGTATAATGAAAGCAATAATATGGACACAAAATTTATGTGCATACTGTGAAATGGCAAAAAAAGAATTAAAACTTAGAGGCTATGAAATTGAAGAAAGAAATATTGAAGGAACAACTTGGAGTAAAAAAGATTTACTTGAAGTAACTTCCAAAGCTAAAAAAGTACCTCAAGTTTTTATTCTTAATAATCATATTGGAGGATATAATGATTTAATGCGATATTTTGAAGAAACCACAAGTAACTATGGGCATTAATCATGAATAATATATGGCAAATAAAAGTAAAATTAAAGGTTCAGTTTATGAAGCTAAAATTACTAAATATTTAACAAAGGAATTAGGGTTAGAATTTAAACGTGTTCCATTATCAGGCGCAATTGATTATTTAAAAGGAGATTTATGGACTCCACACGATACAGCAGCATGGCCGTATTGTATTGAATGCAAACATTATAAACACGTTGAATGGAATAATCTTCTCACTGCAAAAACCACTGATTTACTTGAGTTTTGGCGCCAAACAGAACGAGGGGCAGAAGTAATGCGTAAAAAACCATTACTTATTTTTCGTTGGAATCGTTCCAAAGATTTTGTTGCTTGGAATGATGAAATTGAAGTAGACCATTATGTAGAAGTTAAATCTTTTGGATGTCATTTTAAAATATCTCAACTTGATAATTGGATCAAAGCTCTTAAATGTCAAGTAAATTTATAGATAGGAGCTAATAAATGCCTTTTAAATCTAAAAAACAAATGATCTTCTTAAAAATTAATTATCCTAAAGTGTATAGAAAATGGAAGAAAAAATATGGTTTAAAAGCTAAACCAAAAAAGAAGAAGAAATAATGTCAAACAGAGATTATTAAACAAATTATATAGTTTTCTTCTTGCCTATTTATATATAAATTGCTATAATATAATATATACATATATACAGGAGATAAAAATGAGTACTAAATCATGGAATGATTTAGCAGATTTAGTTGCCCCAAGTTATAAAGGTTATGAAAATTTATTATTAATTGATGGTAATAATTTAGCATATCGTTGGTTACAACGTATAAATTATAATGATTTTGCAAATGATTATAAACGTACAGTTCAAAGTTTAGCAAAAAGTTATGAGGCTATTCGTACTATCGTATGTTTTGACTTTGGAAAAAGTTATTACAGAGTGGATATGTATGACGAATACAAACAAAATCGTAAAAAACCTAAAGAAGAAGAAGAGGCAAAAAAGTATGAAGACTTTTTTGCTGTATTAAATAATTTACCTGAAGAACTAGAAGAAACTTTAAAGTTTAGAGGTATAGAGGCTGATGATATACTTGCCTTTCTAGTATATAAATTATCTATTAATTATGAACATACATGGGTTATAAGTTCTGATAAAGATTTATATCAATTAATTGGTAATAATGTTAGTATATATAATATCTTTGGTCGAAAAGAAATAACTAAAGATATTTTACAGGAAACTTTTGATGTTACACCAGATGAATATCTCTTATCTCGAATAATTGAAGGTGATAAAAGTGATAATATTCAGGGAGTAGAAGGAATTGGTCCTAAACGTGCACAGGGATTAGCCAAAGAATACAAAACTTTTGAAGCATTAATAAAAGCTTTACCAATAAAAGGTAGAGCTAAATATATTCATAATTTGAATATGAGTAAGGATATTCTCTACCGTAATGAAAAACTTATAAATCTTAAAAAATATAATTTAAAAGCATTAACAAGCGGAAAATATGGAGATGAACCTTTAAATGCCTTATCAGCTTTGTAATATTAAATTTGAAAAAAGTAGCTTCGCAAAGAAAGTAGAAGCACAGTTCGGTAAAGCGTGGATTATAGAACAAAATACTTTATTTGATCTATATTATAGTTTTCAAGCTTGTACTGACCAAATTATTTTAATGCTTCCTTTTTCTAAACAAATAATAAAAACAGGTTTTTATTTACAAATTGATGATCCTTATACATATTTAGAGGTTACTACTGATAGTAATTTAGCATATGAAAAAGGATTAGTAATATTGGATTCACCAACTTATTTTGGATATAGTTTCAGAAATGAAATATATTTAATGTTATATAATACTACAGAAAAACAACAACAAATTAATCCTTATGATCGTATTGGAATGTTCCAAGCCAAAATAATAAATCAAACATCATTTGAATATATTACAGAAGTTGAGCAAATTGACTCAGTTAAATCAGAAAAAAAATGGATACAAATAGAAAAGCATAAATAACCCTCTATGCAGTATACAAAAAATAACCAT